GCACGTCATAGTTGCTGATAGAGTTAACACTCTCGACGTCAGCCACGGACCCAACAACGTCATCTCCATACGTGCGCAAACAAACCGATCTGGTAAATAGCGTGTCAAGCGCGCTTACCTGGCAAGGACGGTCGAGCAAATGCCTATTTCGTGCGTAGAACGCGTACCTATGGATAAGAGCGTTGACGCCCGAATTGGTGTGCGTAGTGATAGCTACACCCGAGGGGTTAGAACCCGACACGCGGTACGCCTGCCCCAAAAAGAGGTACACCGGGCGTGACAGATTCTTGCCCAAGCCCCGCATGACGCTGATAGCGTGCGAATCCCACCCCGCATCTAAGGCCAAGTCCACAATGGACTCGTAAAACGCTGCAAGCAGCGTCTCGCTGGTAGTCAAATCAAAGGCCTTGTAGTCCCCCGCCAAACGGCGGGTGGCATGCCGGGCCTCCAGCGAGCACTGCAAAGCCTCCCAAGCCGGCCCTTGAGGGTCGATGCCCACCATACACTCATACCCCGGGCGGCCCTGGAGCCTGCTGACAAAAGGCATGAGATACATGCGCACAACCAAATTAAGCGCCATGGCCGCTACATAAAATGCGCGGATCTTGGTCTTGCCAATCGCTACGGCCTCGTCTTTAAGCGAAGCCCGGAAAATGGCAAGGTCTGAGTCCCCGCGCGCAAGAGCTTCTATAAGCGCAGACACCTCAGCACGCACCTCAGGGTCGGGATAAAAGTTGTCCCTCCCGGGAATAATGTGGTCGCTGCCACTGGGATGAAACCGCACGCAACCCTCGTCAGTGCAGCCACGTGTGCAGGCAAGATCCACGTATCTGTGCTTATGGCCCTTACGACCAAAACCCGCAGAAGTGCCCAACTGCAACGTGGGCTGCACTCCATCTGTGTTGGTTGCCTCGAACAAGGACGCTGGGCGCGTAGGAGCCGCGTCACCCAACGCGATGCGCAAAGAGACCTTAAAATCACGCAACGCCTGGTCGAGCACGGGGGGCTCGAAAGCCGAATCCTTGGTCGCCATAGCTTCCAAGGGACGGATATAGTGCGCCATGCTGCGAGTGTCAACAGGGAAACCGTGCGCCCGAGGGCCCAGCACGTCATCCACGGGACCCGGTTCATAGAACATGCCCCGCACCAAATTCGATTTGAACGTATTCAGCGAACTAACGTTCACCCCCTGTTCGTTCTCCAGCACACCAAGGGGCTGCACGTAAGGCAAATGCTGGGGCAACAACGGATGCGATCGCGAGGTGTTTAAGCGAAGATCCGCCGGTTGTCCAAACAACCTCACGCTTCCTTGGTAAGTGGCCGTAGCAAAGTATGCATCGGCCGCCGCGACCATGGACTGCGTCAATGGCGCTGTAACAACCAGATCTTCGCCACCGACCCTAGTGACACCTGAGTGTAAGCCAGCCACGCAGACGGATGGTGCGCCGCCTACGCGCGCACTGACGAGCAACGGAGATCCACAGTCCCCCGCCAAGGTCAGCAACCCGACTGGAGACATAGCGATCACCGTGTGAACATCTTGACCGAATCGC